TATATCCGTAGTTTTCCGTTCTGATACTATTGACCCGAAGAAGAACAGCAAAAACAAACTGTACGGCTCTGATGCGTGGACACCGACGAAGCAAAACGCCTGGGTTGATACAGAGCTGAACGGAGAGGCAATTAACCAATCCTATCAAAAGGCGAATAGCTTGCTTGATGGGTTGGACAAGCATTTCGAGGATGAACTGAGACGGTGGTTTGGACAGAGAACAGGCGACGACTACACAAACGACACGATAGATGACTGGGAATCCAATGCATATTATAACCTTGGCTGGCTGGCAGCATACCAGAGAAGCCATGGGAAATCCGTAGAGATTGCCCAGAGAGAGCGGCAGACCAACGATGATGATCTGCGCTACAGGAAGGGGAGCAGAGATGCCTATACAAAACTCCTTGACAGCCTTGAACGCGACGGAATGCTGGAAGAGTTTTTGCAGGAAATCAGCAGTATGGCGATTGATGACGCCGTCAATAAATACGGCGACAGGATTGCAGAGACATCTGAAAAGGGCGGGAGATTAGTCAACGCATACAAGACAAAAGGGCTGCAAAGATTCAAGAACATGATGGCCGAATTCTTGCTTGAAGCCAAGTACTATCAGGAAGACAACCGTGGGGAAAGCATCAAAACGACCATGGAAAACGACTGGGATGATACAAAGCACAATCTCCAGGACGCCATTGACAGGGAAGACTTCAAGAAATGGTTCAGGAATGAGATCAAAGACGCATTTGGCCGCAAAGGCATACGAAACGGGAAAGATCCATTCACGGCCTACGGCAACAGGAGATCATTTTGGCAAACGCACTATGAGTACAACCTTGAAAACATCGTAAAGGCCATGAGCCAGGCAGACGCAAAGGGCGGGAACGCGCACGGAGCGACGTCTGTAATGGCAACCGCGGCAAAGGAATTCAAAAGCATCGACGAAATGCGGAAAGACAAGGGAAGACTGCAAAGGCTTGACCAGAACGATTATAATCAAAGGGTAAATGATTTAGAGACGAGAATCAACCAGTTCGTCAACAATGGCGTAAACAGGCAAAGTGATTATCAGCTTGGCGCTTATATGTCCGACGCGGCGAGAGCCTTTGCAAAAACCGGGAAGCTGGATTCGATTTACCAGGAGTATTTGAAGGAGGGTGTGCGGCTGGAGGCCTGGCAGGTACGGCAGCTCGGAGATATCTTCCGGCAAGCCCAGGACATTCCGACCGGATACTTTGAAGCAAAGCCTCAGCGCGCTGTCGGATTTGACGAAGTTGCCTTTGTCCTCATGCCGACGGCATACAAGGACACCGACATTGAAAAGCAGCTGCATGACAGGGGCGTAGAGGTCAGATATTATGACGGAGACAGCTACGGCGAGGATGGCAAACGTACAGCAGCGCTGAATGAAGAATCGGAGCGCCAGGATGTATTGTTCAGCCTGACCCCCAGCCCCGCAGCGGTGAATGCCTCCAACCGCCTGCGCCTGTCCTTCGCCAGCGACATCGAGGACGGCACGGCGAACACCGAGATGCAGCGGCTCCTGGAGGAGAACCGCACCCTGCGGCAGCGCTCAGACATGGCCAACGAGCAGATGGAAACCCTGCTGGACGAAAACCGGCGGCTGCGCAGCGGCGAGGAGACGGCCAAGGCCCTGAACGAGAACGCCAAGATGCGCGAGCTGGTGCAGGCCATCACGACGCAGCTCAACGAGTGGCGCGGCGAGAACGTGGTGGACGAGAAGCAGATCGCCCGCATGGCGCGGATGCTCCGGCGCGAACTGGAGACCACCATGCCCTTTGATGACCTGAAGCACGACCTGACCAAGGCCTTTGAGGCGATGGCCAGGGCGAAGACCCCCAACGAGAGCAAGGCGGCGCTGCAGGCCCTGAGCGACCTGGTGCTCTACGCGGTGCACGAGAGCAGCCATGCGGACAAGACCAAATTCAACGAGTACAAAGAAGCCAGGCAGATCATCAAGTCCATCAAATTCTCGCGGGCCGACTACAACATGATCAATGACGCGGTGGGCGACAAGGACAGCTTCCGGAGGAAATACTTCGGACGGATCGCCGGCAGCACCACCAAGCTGGCGGAGAGCAGCTTCCGCAACGCCTACAGCGTGGAGGACGCCTGGCGCGACCTGCACGACCGCTACGGCAACATGTTCCCGGATGACATCCAGAACCCCGCGGACCAGCTGGCGCACATGCTGGCCTTCCTGGACGAGACCGAGATCCAGACCTACAACCCCTACACGGCGGAGAACCCGGAGAACCTGGGCGAGAGCCGCGCGGACTACGTCGCCAGCGACTGGACCATGCGCCTGCTGCGGGAATTCATGACCGGCGCGGGCGTAGGGCGGAGCGGGGCGCGGATGGCGAATGTGGAACGCCTCCTGAACAGCGCCCAGCAGGCCATGACCGAGAGCCGGAAGACCGAGGGTACAGACGGTTGGGCAAAGCGCTACAACGAGCAGATCAAGGCGCTGCGGGCTGAGCTGGAACAGAGCAGGTTTGCAGAGAAGGAAGCCGATCGGAGAAGGAGATCCGCGGAACGCAGGGTAAACCAGGAGCAGGAAAAGGCGGAGACCGCGGAGCGCAAATACGAGCGAGAGCGCATGTGGAAAGAAAACGCAAGGCTGGAAGGCAAGCAGGCACTGCAGCGGCAGCGTGAGGACTTTGACACGCGCAGGACCCTGGCGGAAGACAAGGCCATGCGGAACCAGCTGGTGGCGGAGATCAACCGGAAGCGCAAGAGCCTGCTGACCAAACTGGAGAAGGGCAACACAAGCCGGGGCTGGGTGCCGACGGCGATGCAGGACGCGGTGACCAAACTGCTGCAGGCGCTTGATTTCGACGGCGAGGTCACCGGGACGCGGCAGATCTCCAAGGAAATCCTGGAGGCCGCTAAAGCCGCCTATGAGAGCATCAACAAGGGAACGGGACCGGAAGACGCGCGCGGGCCGATGGCGTCCTACTACAACGGGGATTTGGTGGAAACCTTCGACGAGCTGATCAGCACCGAAAACCTGAGTGACATCCTGAACAGCACACGGGACCTGACCGCGCAGGAAGTGATGGAGCAGAACAAGATCCTGGGGAACATCCGCGATATCGTGGCGGGATTCTCCGCGGCGATCATCAACGCCAACGAGATGTTCACGGCGGCGCGGAGCCAGACCCTGAGCGAGAACGGCGAGACGCAGATCCAGCAGAGCCAGGAGCGCATCAGCAAGTACGGTGCGCACCGGCAGCAGGGCGTCCTGGCACAGCACATGGCGGACGCCATGCGGCGGGGCCTGCTGAAGCCCACAACGGTCTTCGGGGAATACGAAGGGACCGTGATGGGCGACATCTGGAAGGCGCTGAGAGGCGCGGAAAACACCCATATCCGCAACATCACCCAGGCCGAGACCCGCTTCCGGGAGATGATCGACAAGTATCACATGCAGAAAACCCTGAACGAGGAACAGACGATGGGCCAGCGCGTGCGGCGGGACCGTGCCAGGAAGAACGGCAAGCTGTTCCATCTCTCCGACGGGCAGGACGTGCGCCTGACCACCCAGGAACTGATGACGCTGTACGCCTGGCAGAAGCGCGAGAAGCTGATGAACACCAACCACCTGCTGGGCGGCGGCTTCACGATCCGCAACCAGCAGAAGGGCGGAAGCATCTCAGAGTACAGGCCCAACGAGGCGGACCTGCGGCGATTCAACGAGGCGCTGACGGACGAGCAGAAGCAATTCGTGGACGAGATGGTCTCCTTCCTGAGCAACGAAACCAGCGAGTGGGGCAACGAGGTCAGCGAGAAGCTGTACGGCATCAGCAAATTCACGGAGAAATACTACCTGCCGTTCACCGTGAACAAGAACTACGTCGGGCAGGATCCGGGACAGACGCAGGACGCGCGGCTGAAGGTGGCGTCCTTCACCAAGAACCTGACCAAGAACGCCAGCACGACGCTGGAACTGGCGCCGTTCATGCAGCTGTGGGCGGGACACGTCGAGCAGATGAGCGATTTCAACGCATTCACGCTGCCGATCGAGGACATGACACGGCTGATGAACTACCGGCAGTCCATTGTGGACGAGGAAGGGAACTTCGTCGGGTACGGCAAGAGCATGCGGCCCCTGCTGCAGCAGGCGTGGGGCAAGCAGAGCGTGGACTACATCCACTCTTTCCTCTCCAGACTGAACGGCAACAGCCGGATGGAACACGGCAGCGGCTGGCTGAACACCCTGATGGGATCCGCCAAGGGCGCCGCGGTCACCTTCAACCTGAGCGTAGCCATGCAGCAGATGGGCGCCGGCGTCCGCGCGATGGCGGAGATGAACCCCGTGGACGTGGTGAAGGGCATCGGCAAGGGGATATGGAATACGGCTACATTCAAATTGAACAAGCAATACGCGGAGCTGGAGAAGTACGCGCCAATCGCCACCGAAAAAGCCTGGGGCTACTTCGACACCAACATGAAGAACGGTCTGTATGACCGCCAGCGGACCAACACCTGGAGCCGGGTGGAGGACCTGGGCGGCAAGATGGCGGAATACGGCGACAAGTTTAACTGGGTGCAGATCTGGCAGGCATGCAAGAGCGAGGCCCGACGGCAAAACAAGGGAGCCGACAGCGAAACCATCTTGAAAAAGGCCGGCGAGAGATTCACGGAAGTGATCGACCGGACCCAGGTGGTGGACAGCGTCTTCCAGCGCGCGGAGTGGGCGACGGAAAAGGGCATGATGAAGTACATCCTGCCGTTCATGTCGGAACCCATCACCATGTATAACATGCTCTACCGCAGCGCATCGGAAGTCGTCAGGGCCTTCAAGAGCAAGGAAGGGCGCGCAAAGGCCATCGGAAAGCTGGCGAAGAACTGCACAGCCATCACCCTGTCCGGCGCGCTGACCGCGCTACTGAAGAGCCTGGTGACCGGCCTGCGGGACCGCGACAACGACAAGAAGGAAAAGGTCTGGGACGAAGAGAACCAGAAGTGGGTCACAAAGACGGTCGGACGCAGGACATATCGGGACAAGGTGCTGGACAGCTGGGGCGGCAATATGCTGGACAACATCCTGGGCGTCGGCACGGTCTTCTCCAGCGCCATCGAGGACGCGCTGGGATCCTACCGCTCTTCCGGCAGCCTGACGGACGCCTGGATCGGCAACATCATAGGCGCCGGCAAGGAGATCCTGAAGGGCGAAGACGCGGACTGGGAGAAAGCCTGGTACAAGATGGCGCAGGGTCTTTCCAGCCTGTCTGGCGTGGGCTTCTCCTCCTTCTACCGTGACAGCAAGGCCATCTACATGACCATCATGGAAGAGACCGGGAACATGCTGATCAGCGCGGACGCCTACGACGAGAGCAAGAGCCTGGACGAGCGCCTGGACATCGCCACCAAGAGCTTCGCATACAACAAGGATTTCAAGGGCAACGGCATGAAGGTGAACAGCAGTTACTACACGGACCTGCTGCTGGAGACCTACATGCAGAGCGGCATGGGCGATGACTTCCAGAAGGTGGCGGACGCTGCCATCAGCGTGGGCGCGACGGAGAACGCCCTGATGAGCAGCTTCAAGACCAAGCTGGGCATCACGGAGCCGAAGATCAAGGAGGCCGCGCAGGCCGTGATGGACGGAGACACGGAAACATATAACCGCATCGTCCACGAGCTGGTGGACGCGGGGATCGGCACAAAGGCCATCAACAGCCTGATCAAGAGCGCCTACAATAAGCTCCAGCCGGAGGAGGAGAAGGATCCCGGAACCGGCGAGGGCCTGATCGGCCAGATCCAGGAGGAGCTGGAGGGGGCAAGCCTGCTGACAACGCAAGCGAGAGCGCTGCTCACCGAGGACGCAACCGCGGATGACATCCAAAGAGCGCTGAACCTTTTCAAAGAAGACGGAGAGGACAACATCGCAAATGAATTCAGCCTGAAGTATAAGAAGCCCTATGTGCAGGCAAGGCAGGGAAACGACAAGGAGGCGGTCAAGAAACTGGAGCAAATCCTGCTTACCAAGGGAACAGGCATTGACAGAGTAACGCTGGACAAGTGGGTAAAGGATGACTATTCCGGGAAAGGCCTGGACATCCTGAAGAACACAAAGACACCAGCGGACGCGGCAGAAGCAGTCAAGGTTTATCAGCAAGGCGGGATTGACCAGGAGGGAATCAAGTCAAGATTCTCCGGGCAATTTAAAAAGCAGTACGTCGAAGCCTGCATGAACGGGAACCAGGTAGAAGCAAAACGCCTTCAGGGGATTCTTCTTACCAAAGGGACCGGCATAGATCAAAAGACCCTTGATGGCTGGGTAAAGGACGGGTACAACGACGAAGCTGCAAAACTGTTGACAAGCAAAGCAACCGATACCGACGTTTCAAGGGCCATAGGCATATATCAGAAGGGCGGATTCACCCAGAAAGAGATCAGCAGTAAGATTTCTGACAAATACAAGAAAGCCTATGTCCAGGCGTGCGTGAACGGCAACACAAGCGAGGCTTCCCGTTTGCAGAGGCTATGCCTGACGAAGGGGTCCGGGATCACATCGGCAGACATCAAAGAATGGACCGGCAAAGATTTGTTCGGGACACAGAAGGACACGGGCCTGTACTGGCAAATCATGAACGGCAACACGGACGCGGCGAAAAAGACGTCTCAGTGGCTGTACAGGAATTATGCAGGCGGTCAGAAGGCCGTCAAAGAAAAGGTCTTGAACTGGGCCAAGACAAGGAAGAAGAATGGCACAGAGACAGACTGGGCCACGGTCAAAACGGTGCTGCTGGCGCTTGGATACTCGGCAAGTACAATCAGGAGCGCAATCGGGATCTAAAATCACGGCGGGGGGTATACAAGCCCCCTGCCTTTTTCCTACAATGATAGTGAGGAGGGGATAACAATGCCGGAATGGATTTCAAAATACTGGGTTGAATGGGCCTTTGGCCTGGTGATCGCGGGCCTGACCTTTGTGGTGCGGAAACTGAACATCAGGATCCGCAAGGAGCAGGAGGAAAACAAGGCGCTGCGGGACGGAATGAAAAGTCTTTTGATGCGCCAGATTCAGATGGACTGCGAGCAGGCCGTCTCAGACGGCTACTGCGCCCTGGACAAGAAGAAGACCATCGACACCATGTATAACGCATACCATGCGCTGGGCGGCAATGGAGCCATCACGAAACTGCGCAATGACATGATGGAGCTGCCGACACAAAAACTTTAAGGAGGGTCAGAAAATGAGAGACTGGAAGAAGTGGCTGAAATGGGCGGGCCTGCGCGCGCTGCGGACGTTTGCCCAGGCGATGCTCGCCTACATTGGGACCGGCGCGATGGTCCTGCACGATGTGAACTGGATTGCGGCGCTCTCCGCCGGTGGCCTGGGCGCGGTGACCAGCTTTCTGATGAGCCTGGCCGGGCTGCCGGAAGAAGACGTGGAGGAGTAAGAAACGAGAAACCGGGGAGAAATCCCCGGTATTTTTGTACACTATTTTGTACACTGTAGAGAGGTAGGGCAAGGTTTTCGCAGAGATTGAGAGAGAAAAGTGAAACCCCCGCAAACGTAGTGTTTACGGGGGTTTAGCGGAGAAGCCGGGATTTGAACCCGGGCTGGCGGTAAAGCCACTACTCCCTTAGCAGGGACGCTGGGAATGGCTCAGGGAGGCGGCGCGTCAGGCGTCTGTGCACTATTTTGCACACTGTCTGTAGAAGAACCGTCGAGAGCGGCGATAATGTCGCTGTCATCTGGGTGGGCATAACGGTCCAGCATGCGGGTGGAGGACCAGCGCATGATTCGCTGGACAGTCTGTGGCGCGATGCTCCGATCAATGGCCAGGGCGGTGGCGGTGGTGTGGCGGCAGCAGTACGGCTCCAGGCGGCGGCATCCGGCGGCCTCCAGGGCGGCGTAATAATCGATGTAAAACGGCTTTTCGTAATGCGGGCCGATGAATCCGTCCTGGCTGGATTCCATGCAGGCGGAAAGGACAGGGAGTATGGTGGAGGGAAGATAGACCGGGGATTCCTTGCGGACCTTGGTCTTTTTTCCTGCGCCGATAATCTTCTGCTCGTCCAGGTGGATCATGGAAGCTTTCAGGCTCATCAGCTCGCCAGGCATCATGCCGGTATAGATCATGATTAGCGGCAGTGCGGCGCGGCGGTCGCCGGATTCCCACAATTTCCAGAGGGCCTTCTGCTCCTCATCCGTGAAAGGCCGTCGCTCCTTTTCGTTGAGCGCGGGCAGAATGATATAAGACGGCAGGTCCTTGGATACCCACCCATCCGCGCCTGCCAGTTTGAACAGGTGAGAAAGCAGGTTTTTCATATCGCGGGCAGGGTAATAGGTCTCTGTCTCTGCGGCGACGGTGCGGCTGAGATCGGCGACGGTCAGGGAATCCACGGCGCGGTGGGAGAGACTGCGCAGTTTCTTCCAGGCGCCCTTGTAGGCGACCGCCTTGCTGACGGACAGCTTGGTCAGGGCGTTGGCTTCATACAGATCCCAATAGTGCTGCAGGGTGGGAGCCTTGACCTTCTTGCGAGTAGATTCATCGAGCAGCGTGGAGGCGTAGGCCTGGGCTTCAACCTTGGAAGCAAACCCGCCTTTTTCTTTCCGCACCTGTCGCAGTTTCCCATCAGGCGTGACATCCATGGCGACAGTAACCCGGATGGACCATGTGCTCCCGCGCTTAAAAGCTGTTCCGGATCCGTTCGGCCTTCTGCCAGCAGGCTTCCGCTTGATCAAAACCCGCCCGCAGTAGCAGCACAAAACCGAATCGTCCGGCACATCACGGGCACAACGAGGGCAAAGCATGGGAGCCTCCTTTCACGGTTGACAATTTGAAAAATCGTGGTATTCTGTAGGTGCAGCACCATCCTATCGGCAGCCCGCGAAGACCTGTTGTCGCAGTCTCGCGGGTTTTCATTTTGCATCTTGACAATACGTATAATACGTAGTATTATGAGATTGCCAGATAGGAGGTGATTGCATCATGCAAATGTCTGGCAAACAGCTTCTAAAGCGTCTTCGGGAAGACGGATGGGAGTTGGACAGGGTGAACGGAAGCCATCACATCATGAAGAAAGGAGACAAAACGCTGTCCGTGCCCTACCACGGCGACAAGCCCATCCCGACCGGGCTGCTGGAGAAGCTGCTCAAGCAGGCGGGGCTCAAGTGAGCCCCCAACCTGCGTGGCATAAGAAAAGGAGGAAGAAAAATGAAGGCCGCATATCCTGCCATCATCCACGAGGAAGACGGCGGATACTGGGTGGAGTTTCCCGATCTGGAAGGCTGCTTCAGCGATGGGGAATCTCTGCCGGAAGCAATCAGCAACGCAGCGGACGCGCTCGGTGGCTATCTCTGCTCCATGATGGACAGAGGGCTGACCATTCCTGCCGCATCGGATGCGAAGACGATTGAGAAGGGGAATGATCTTGTGACAATCGTTGTCACGGATCCGCTTTCCTACAAGCGCAACACGAAAGCAGTAAAGAAAACACTGACCATTCCGGAATGGCTGAACGAAGAAGCCGAAAGTCGCCACATCAACTTCTCGTCAGTCTTGCAAAAGGCACTCATTGCAATGATCCAGTAACCGCGCCCCGCCGCCCTGCTCACCCAGGGCGGTTTTTTTATTCCTCCTTCAACCAGATTTCCCCCATCGGCGATGAATCACGCCAACAACTCCGTATCTTGCTTGATTTCAGGATGAGACGCGAGCATATCCCGCGCATACTTGCGGGCAGTCTCCTCAGCGGCACGATAAAGGACCACAAGCTCCTGCTCTTCCTCAGAGAGGAGAGAGGGCAGCTCATAGGGATTGCTTTCAGCGGTCAGGTAGTACATGGGCACACCCAGGTAATCAGCCAGTTGCTGCATCCGATCCACACGGGGGTATTTCTTACCGAGATACCAGTCCGAGACGGTGGAGGCTGTCAACTCAAGATTGCGTGCGATATCCGCCTGGGTGACATGACGGATTCGCATAAGGCGATCAAGATTTTTTACAAAAATTTTTCTGGCCTCGTCATTCATTTTGCACACTTCCTTTCGGGTCCCTTCTATAATATACACCGAAAGTTTGTAATAGTCAACTAAAAGAAAAAAGATGTACGCTTTTAGCTTGACATTCAGCTTAAAGCGTAGTATAGTATTAGACGAGGAGGGATTCATAGATGTTCACGACGAAGCAATATCCGAAGATTACACCGGCTGCGGCCCGCGTCAACGCAGGGCTGAACCAGGATGAAGCAAGCAAGCAGATAGGTATTTCAAAGGCTTCTTTGCAGCATTATGAGAATGGGAAAACCATGCCGCCCTGGGATGTCGTACAGCGAATGGAGAAAGTGTACGATTTCCCTGCGGCTTTTATTGTTTTCAAATCAAGTACGCTATAAGCGGAGATTACAAGAGAAGGAGGATCCAAGATGAGTGACGAGGCATTCCGCGTGAAGCTGATGGCGGAGACGAGCGAGGGCGAGCGGGACGAGATGGACGGCAGGGGCATGTTCGCCTTCGTGCTGGACGAGTACAGCGAGAAGGCCGACCTGAGCAGCTGCAAAATCTGGGCCATCGGGGAGCTCGACAGCGATCTCATCGCCAGCGAAATCCTGCACCTGATCGATGACGAGACCGAGGACGAGATCGGCGACCTGTGGCGGCACATCATCGCCCGCGTGATCCGCTGCCTGCACATGGGCATCGGCAGCAACTACGTCCCGCCGGACGAAGCCTTCGCCCAGAAGGCCATGGCCGAGGCAGAGACAGAGGAGGATGACGGAAAATGATGAACGCGCTTCGTTTCATCCGATACACGTTTACAGGCATCCGCCCGCGCCACCGCCACCAGCGGAGCTGGCTGCGGCGGAACGGACTGACGATGCTGGCGGGCTTTGGCGGCGGGCTGGTGCTGACCATGCCGCTGTGGATGATCGTGCTGGGGGTGATCTGAATGACGTGGGAGCAAATCCTGAAGAGCGACAAGACGATGCTGCGGCCCCAGGATATCGCGCCGGTGATGGGCTGCCATCCGCAGGTGATCAACATCCTGGCGCGGCAGGAGCGCTTGCCCTTCCCCTACCTGCGGAGCGGCAACCGGACGAAGATCCCGCGCGAGGGCTTCATCGCGTGGATGCGTGGAGGCGCAGTGTACAAATGACGCGGCAGAACCAGATCATCAACACCCTGTACGCCATCGCCCGGAAAAAAGCCCCGCTGGACGCGGAGGACGTGGCCATCATCAAGCTGGCGGCGCAGATGCTGGAGCTGGCGCTGAAAAAGATCCGGGACCAGCGCTGCCAGTTGGACGAGCTGGAGGAGCGGATCGCCATCATGCTGGAAGGCCACGGCCTGCTGGAGGACACGGGCGAGGGCGAAGCGGAGTTCTGGGACGAGGACAACTGCGAATAGTGAGCAGTGAGGAGGATCGGAATGTTGTTTCGGAAGACGCGGGAACTGAAACGGTATCACGCGGCGCTGTGCCGGTATGAGGACCAGCTGATGCGGAAGGACAGCCTCCTGAAGGAGGCGGAGGACATGCTCTCCATGATCCGGCAGCAGATGTCCGTGGTGGAGGAGTGCAACGAGACCCTGACGCGGGAAAACAAGCGCCTGGCCGACAACCAGGACACGGACCGCGACCTGCTGGACGAGCTCTACGGCGAGTACACCACCATGGTCCGCCAGCAGCGGGACTATGAAGCGCTGAGGGACGAGAACTACAGGCTGTGGGTGGAGAACACCCTTCTGAAGGCGGAGCTGCTGAAATTCGACCCGCCAAAGGCCGCGGCGATCGCGGGAAAGAGCAGGAGGTGAGCGGGGATGCTGACGCTGCCGATTAAGCGCTGCTGGTATGACATGATCGTCAGCGGGGACAAGCCGGAGGAATACCGGGAGCCGTCAGACTACTGGGCCAAGCGTCTGAGGAAAGCACGGTATGTCCAGGGTGTGGACTACACCTATAACGGCCTGAAGCTACGCATCCGCGCCGGGTACAGCAAGGACGCACCGTCTGCGATCATCACGCTCTGGAGGCTTGACAGAGGCCGGGGCGTCACCTGTTGGGGCGCGGAGCCCGGTAAAGAGTATCTGAGACTGCATATTGCCAAGGTGGAGGAAGAGGTGAGCGGGGATGCCTGACAGGGAACAGGCTATCAAAGGGCTGACAGAGATCTCCGAGTATGCACGGGTAAAAGCGGACATCGTGGGAATCGGCAAGGGGAAAGAAGTATTCGACAGTTGGTATCGGGCGGCGGAAGACGCTATCGCCATCCTCCGGGAGCAAGAGCCGAAGCAAATGCAGCTATGCAATGGAGAACTCTGTTGCCCACAGTGCGGCGATATATGTAAAAGCTTTTATCACTACTGCACTGAATGCGGACAGGCGGTGAAGTGGGATGTCGGGCAGGGAGCCGGTGATTGAGACGTTAACAGAAATCGCGGAGTATTTTCGTGATTGTCGTAAGAATGAACCAGTCAATAGCGATAAAGAGAATCGTTATTTCGAGATGCAGATTTGTGTGTTAGCGCTTATCGATATGCTACAGGAAGATAAGGTAAGCGGCGGCAATGAGCGAGAAGAAGTATGAAGGCTGGATCGAAAAAGGAGGGAAACATGGCAACCATCGCGGAGCAGCAGGCGGCGGCGAAAGCGGAGATGAACAGGGCGCGGGCGCGGTACTTTGTGCTCCTGGAGGCGCTGAACATCTTCCTGACGAACAAGCGGAACTTTTCAAAAAACGACGCCGGGATGGAGCCGAAGGAGGGCTATGAGAAGGCCTTCGACACCGAGGAGACCAAGATCCGGGTCATCCGGGAAATGATGCAGGAAGTCTCCGCGGCGGAGGATCGGGCGCGAAAGGCGCTGTGGGACATTTGAGGAGGATTATCATGCAGATCATCAGGAGCAACAAAGAGTGCAAATGGATCCGGGAGTGCGACTGCTGCGGGTGCGTATTCATCTACAAGGGCGACGAGATCACCTACAACATGGCGGAGGACAGCGACGCGGCATTCCTGCGGCGGGTGAGGGCCATCGAGACAGGCGAGACGCCGGAGCCGCCGATGCGCAAGACGGCCATGGTGCAGTGCCCGGAATGCCAGGAGATGCAGAAGATCCCGCTGATGGCCTGCAACCGGCGGGCGGTGCGCGGAAGCATGGACGATGAATGGGAGGATGTGTATGAGTGAACCCTACAAGCCGGCGGCGAGCTGGTTTGCAGCCCAGGGGCAGGACTTCTACGGAAAGCCCTATTCGGTGATGGACTGCCAGGGCCTGGTGGAGAACATGCTGCAGAACATCGGCATTTTCAAGAACTGGCGCGGGAGCAACGCCATGTGGCGGGACATGGCCTGGACGGGGACGCCGGAGGAGGCGCAGGCCATCTTCGGCGGGACGCCCACGGGAGCCTTTCTCTTCATCCTGAAAAACGACGGCGGCGAGGTGGCGCGGGGCTACAAGGACGGCCTAGGCAACGCGCAGCATGTGGGCGTGTGCACGAACACGGGCAAGGGCGCGGTGCACTCCTCCTCCAGCAAGGGGAAAGTGTGCGAGAGCGTCTACAAGGGCAAGACCATCCCCAACGGCGGCTGGAACCGCGTGGGGCTGTGCAAACTGCTGGACTACGGTCCAGACGTGATGGAAAAGATCGGAGGGACGAGCGTGAGTGAACCAAAACCGACCGGCTACCCGGCCTGGGTGGTGCTGGAGGGCAAGACCGGCACCGTGAACATGCGCGAAGGCGCGGGCACAAAGCACAGGATCCTGGCAAAGCTCCGCCCCGGCACGGAGGTGCTGGTGGTGGAGACCGGCGAGACCTGGCACAAGATCGTATTCGACGGCCAGACCGGCTACATGATGACCAAATACCTGACCCCGGACCATGACAGGGCCGTGCAGACGGCTGCGCAGGCGAAGACCCACTATGAGGTGGAGCTGTGCGACGGCGTGAGCCTCCTGGTGGACCGAGCGCACGCGGAGAAGATCTTCACCTGGCTGCAGGGAAAGATCAACGAGGCGTGAGATGATGAAAAAAATCGAACATCCCAACGAGACAGGAGGACGCGCCATGAATCGCGCACAGCGGCGGGCCGCAGTCCGGAGGGGCGCGGAATACTGCGTCAAGCACGGAAAACACAAGGGCGAGCACCTGAGCGGCGAGCAGGCCCTCATGGTGGCGCAGCTGATCACGGACACCTATAACGATACGCAGCTCCAGATCATGACGGCGGAGAGGATCACGGAGATTACGGACTGGGCGGTGGACGCCATCCTGGAGGCAGGCGACGCGAACCCGGACGCGGAGATCATGAGCCTGCTGACCGAGACCGAGGCGCTGTACCAGAAGAAGCTGGCGACCGCAGGGAAGACCACCTACGACGATCAGGAGGCCGCGGATCTGTTCGTCCAGGCCGGCATGGAGGCTTTCGATAATGACGGGGGGTCAGAGGGGTGAGGACGAAGGACCCGATGGCCCAGCTCATCCCCATCGACAAATGCTCGGAGTGCGGGCAGGAATTCGTCCGGCGCTGCGCGCGGGAGGAGTGGGGCTACAGGACCAAGGGGCCGAACGGCCTGATCCTTTTCTGCTCTGCGCCATGCGCAAAGGCCTATGAGCGCAGGAAATTCATGAAACGGGTGGAGGAGACGAAAACCCTGCCCGCCTACAGGGCACGGCAGCTCGTCAAGGCGGGTATGCTCAAATCGGAGGCGCTGCGCCAGGTAGGGCTGAAACACCATGCGGCCATCAACCTCCTGGAGCTGCACAGATGGAGGGAACTGGAATGGCTGGACGCACACGAGAACCGGAGCGAGTAGACCCCGAGCGGGTGGAGGCCCAGATGGTGCGCCTGATGGACACGATGTGGGAGGAAGCCAAGGCCCAGGGCGTGACCATGAGGCGCCTGGGCGAGATAACCGGCATCAGCTACCGAAGCATGTACGCCTGGCGCAAGCGCGGCAAAGACCATCGGAGCCCGAACCTGTTCAGCGTCCTGGCCTGCTGCGAGGCGCTGGGGCTGCGGGTGGACGTGAGAGGAAAATGAGAGGAGCAGAAAAATGGAGGAGCAGAAAATCCTGTTTGCGGATCTGTACCGGCTGACCGACACCCTGAAGGGAGAGGTCAAGGAGCTGGGCAAGCACATCAGCTTCGTGATGTCCGAGGATGACTGGTCGAGGCTGACGCTGACCGTCAATGGACTGGTGAGTTCGGCGGAACTGATTGAGGGAATCAGCAGGCACATCGTCAAGGTGTGCGACCTGTTCCTGCATGGCGGCCCCTACGCGGGCCAGGGCGCGGGACGGCTGCCGCTGGAAGGGATGGCGGAGGATGCCTGAGACGGTCAGCATGCCCGTCTGGAAAACGGTGGAGGCGTACGACAGCGCGGCGCTGATCCTCATCCATCAGCGGAGCGTGCCGGTGGAGGAGATCAAAGCGGCGGAGCGGGAGATCGGACCCGAGCTGGCGCGCGAGCTGCATCGCCTGTGCGAGGGCGGCGTGACCCGCCTGGACGTGGTGATCGACTGCATGGGCGGGAGCACGGTGGCGGCGATGGGGATCCGCATCGCGCTCGACAAATGGGAGGGCGCGATGCGCTGCCTGATCGACGGCGACTGCTTCTCCTCCGCAACCATCATCGCATTCGGTCCGCCGTGGCCGGTCGCCATTACGCCAGGGAGCATGGTGATAATCCACCAACCCCAAATGACGCGCTGGCACAGAAGCGGCGCAGGCCCATGGACGAAGGAGACCAGGCCCAGCGCATCACAGACCCTGGATCATATGCGGGTCATCTACTCATTGAGGACGGGAAGACCAGAAACCGAAACAGAAGAATGGATCACCCAGGGCAAAACCTTCACCGCCCCCCAGGCCTGCGCCTGCGGGCTGTGCGATGAGATGATGCCGAGGCGAGAGTGGGAGAAAGGATGAGCATGGACGACAGGTGGATCAGAAAAATGGAACTGAATTGCCAGGCGCATGTGGGATCACCGTTCGTCCCGGCGCAGCACAAGGAATGGTTCCGAAAAGGCTACGAAACCGCAATTACTGATTTAAGGATCGAAATGAGAAAAGAAAGGGAGAAAAAAATGAGCAACATGAAGTCAATTACAGCAGGCGAACTATTAAAGAAGATTGACGGCTATTTTGATGAAGCAAAATGCAATACAGTAACGGGAGCTGAAGGATTCAAGTTAGCAGTCAAAGCATTGATGAAAATCCTGGAAGAAGACAATTGGACGGTAACAGAAGGGGAAAGTCCGAGAGAGCCGGTGGAACTAAAAGACACCGTAGACCTGATGACCAGCGCGGACTGGAAGGACCGGTTTGTGGCGGAGTACCTGCAGACGAAGATCCGGTACGAGAAGCTGCACAAGCTGATCGTCAAGCGCGAGGTCGGAAAGCACGGCTTTGAGACCCCGATCCCGCTGGAGAGCTGGAAGGAACAGGCGAAGCACATGGGCCTGTACCTGTACGAGTTGGAGAAGCAGGCGGCGATCCACGGGATTGAACTGCCGTTGCTCTGAATGACCTCATCCGGCGCTTCGCGCCACCTTCCCCTAAAAGGGGAAGGCTTTCCATGTCGCGGGCCAGAGCGGGATCTCTCGACGGATGCGGCAAACGGCGAGACGATGTGTCAGATCCTCCTGGGGCAGCACCAGGGCGCGACACCATGTCCGGGCCGATCATCACGACCTGGGCACCTCCTTTCTGTTTGGCAGCCCGGAAAGACGGGCCGGGCGGACGGAGAGCCACGTCCGCCCGTGACCTCATCCTGGGAGGCGATGAGATTGCGCGTGCCATGCAGGGGCTGCCCGGACAGGGACTATCCCCATTGTCACATGGTTTGTGAACGCTACAAAGCGTTCCGCGCCGAGCGCGACAAGCTAAACGCGGAGCGCCAGGAGCACTACTCCACCATCGCGGCGCGAAACCGGCGGTTTGAAAAATGGGAGACGGAGCGTCTGATGAGAAGGAAGAGGGAAGGAAAATGAGGATGATGAACCTCTCTGCCGCTGCGGCGGCATCTACACTTTCAGGAGAGACGAGGTGAAATAATGACTATAAGTGTAAGCCCGAACGGGCAGACCAAATGGCATTTTCACAGGAAGTCCTACCGAAAAGCCCGATGGAGAAAAGTCGGTCAGCGAATGGTTGACGAGATGCGCAAAGATGGGTATCACGGGCTGATTATTGTGATCTAAATCTACATATAAAAAAAGGAGCGGGGGAGGGACCCGCTTAGAGGCTGGTATGGAGCATTAACATATCGACGAAAAGCATGGGGGGTTGGGTGCAGGGAGGGGGCCGCGCCTGGGAGCTGGGCACAGGTCGAGCCGGAGCGCGGCCCCCTATCCCTGCCGCACCGCGCGCAGCGGTCATATGTCAGGGCATAGGGCATGCAGAGGGCATAGTGAAAGACGGGGGAGGATGGCATGGATCAGAGGCTGGGGTTTGAGTGGGAAATACTGTTTGACGTGACGCCTCCCACGGAGATGGAAAAAGCGTGGGGCTGGACGGAGCCCATGAGCGCGAGGGTGGGTAGGCTCCAGTACCGGACCCGGACGATCCAGGCCGGACCGGTGACAGAGGTGGAGGTCTACCCTGTGTTCGGGAGACGCCAGGAGCAGAAGGCGCGGGCGGCGCGGGAACAGCTCAGCCCGGAACGGATGCAGCGGGCGAACCACCAGGCCGCCATGAGAAGGATCATCCGCCTGGCCAATGCCAACTTCACCGAAAAGGATCTGCATGTCACCCTGACCTATGGCGGAAGCGTCCCGAACTGGGACCAGTGCCAGCGGGACGTGCGGAATTTCATCCGCCGGATGCAGTACCTGCGGAAGAAGCGCGGGCTGGAGAAAGCCAAGTACATCTATGCCATCGAAGATAACGAATCCGGCCAGAAGAAGAGGATCCATGTGCACATGCTCCTGACCGGCGGCATCAGCCGGGAGGAGATCGAAGCCTGCTGGAAAAAAGGCTGGGCGAACGCGGACAGACTGCAGCCGAATGAGGAGGGCCTGGCGGCGATAGCCAAGTACATCACCAAGGCCCAGCGCAACAGAAAAAAATGGGTCTGCTCTCAGGGCTTGGTGCAGCCGAAGGTCCGTGTGAGCAACACGAAGCTGACGCGGCGGAAAGTTGAGAAATTGGCGGGCGAGCTAGACACGGTGTGGAAGGAAGTCCTGCGGAAGGCCTACCCAGGCCAGGAGCCGGTGCGGTGCGAGGTGTGGTCAAGCGACGTGATGGAGGGAGTATTTGTCAGGGCACAACTCATAAGGCACAGAGGATAGGGAACAGGGTATCGTGAGGTGCGCGGATGTCGAAAAAGAGCAAGGCGAAGGCGGCGCATTGGTCAGGCAGTCAGATGATCTGCCCGTATTTTGCCCGCGAGGAAGGCGTGGCCATCTGCTGCAGGGGCGAGGGCCCAGGTTTTCGGCTGCGGATGACGTTTGATACCTGCCAGGGCAAGAAGGAATGGGCGAAGGACCGGTGCGAGAGCTATGACTACTGGAAATGTCCGCTGTGTGAGATGATTGATGAGTTTGAGGGCATAGGGGACGAGTGAGTAGTGAGTAGTGAGTAGTGAGTAGTTGGAGCACGCGGGCGCGGACACGGGCGGGCGCGCGCGTTTTATTGTAGGGTAATTTCGGAAATTGGAGCAGAATTGGAGCAGAATTGGAGCAGGGCTACGCGCGCGCGTGGGGCCCCTCTGTCGCTGCGGCGACATCGCCCAGGCGAGCCAGGGCAAGAGGGGGTATACACGCGGCGCTTTTGGTTTGCTAAGGTGGAGGCAGGGGGTGAGGACGTGAGACGGGACTGGGAGAGGATCCGGGCCGAATACATCACCGGCACGGAAACGCTGCGGCAACTGGCGGAGCGTCTGAAAATCCCATTCAGCACAGTATTCAACCGGGCGAGCCGCGACGGCTGGGTGGAGGCCAAGGAAGAAGAGAAGGCGAGAATCCAGGCGAGCGTCCAGGCGAAGGCGCGGGAGAAGCGGATCAAAAGAGAGGCCGCGGCGCTGGAGCGGGTGGAAACGCAGATCGAGCGCCTGCTGGAGGAGATCGAGCGGGCGCTGGCGGACCCGGTGCAGCTCTATCGGCATATCCTCTACACAGAGCGCGGCATCCAGGGCGAGGTGGAGCTAGGAAAGCTGGACACCAAGAGCGCGCGGGACATCATGAGCATCCTGGCGGACATGAAGGCGAGCCTGGAGGGCATGGGCGGCATCCTGGACAAGCGCACGGCGGAGGAGATCCGGCTGAAGAAGGCCAGGCTGAAACTGGACCAGCGGAAGGCGGGCCTGGAGGGCAAGGCGGATGACGAGAGCACAGGCGTGGTGATCCTGCCGGCGGTGGATGACGGGCCGGTGGAGGAGATCGAGATCGGCGGCGAGGAGGAAAACCTCTCTGTCGCTGCGGCGACATCTCCCCTTTCAGGGGAGACAGGGAGAGACGAGGCGGCGAGATGATGTGAGCAGGGTTGTGTGGGCGCCGCAGCCACGGCAGCGGGTGTTCCTCAGCAGACCGGAGGACGAGGTGCTGTATGGCGGAGCCGCGGGTGGAGGAAAATCCGATGCGCTGCTGATGGACGCGATCCGGCAGGTGAATGTGCCCAATTACAAAGGGCTCCTCCTGAGAAAAACGTATCCGCAGCTATCGGAGCTGATCGACCGGAGCCGGTGGCTGTACAGCCGGTGCTATCCGGGCGCGAGGTACAACGGGAGCGAGCACGTCTGGAGATTCCCCAGCGGCGCGCAGATCAAGTTCGGGAGCATCAACCATCCGCAGGACCGGATCAACTACCAGGGCCACCAATATGATTTCATCGGCTTCGACGAGGCGACGCATTTCACCCAGGACGAGGTGGAATTTCTCATGAGCCGGAACCGCCCCAGCGGCGAGGGAACGAGGGTCTACGCCCGGTACGCGACGAACCCCGGCGGCATCGGGCACGTCTATTTCAAGAGAAAGTTCATCGACCCGGCCCCGCCAGGCACGCGGATTGTGCAGCGGATCCGGGCACAGCTCCCCAGCGGCGAGGAGCAAGTCTTCACCCGGACCCGAATGTTCGTGCCCAGCACGGTCTTCGACAACGCGGCGCTGCTGAAGAATGACCCGAAGTACATCGCCAACCTGGCAGCGCTCCCGGAGCAGCAGCGGCGTCAGCTCCTGGAGGGGAGCTGGGACTACTACCAGGGCCAGGTCTTCTCCGAGTGGCGGAACGACCCCGGGCACTACCTGGACGGATTCTGGACCCACGTCATCAAACCGTTCCCGATTCCAACCTGGTGGAAGATCTACAGGGGCATGGACTGGGGCTACGAAAGGCCCTTCTCCATCGGCTGGTACGCCATCGACGGCGACGGGCGGGTGTACAGGATCCGCGAGTATTACGGGACCAGCGGCCAGACGAACAGCGGCCTGCGGCTGACGCCGGACGCGGTGGGCCGGAAGATCAAGGAGATCGAGCGGGATGACCCGAACCTGCGGGGGCGGACCATCATCGGCATTGCGGACCCGGCGGTGATGCACGGGCAGACCGGCCCGGACACGACGGTGGAGGCGCTGATGCGGAAGGCGGGCGTCCGGTGGCTGCCGGGCAACCACGACCGCTTTCAGGGCCTGATGCAGTGCCATTACCGGCTGGCATTCGACAAGGACGGTCGGCCCATGTTCCAGGTGTTCAACACCTGCCGGAATTTCATCGAGCTGATCCCGGCCCTGCAGTACGACCAGGCAAACCCGGAGGACGTGGACACGGACATGGAGGACCACATCTACGACGAGTGGCGGTATGTGCTCATGGCGAACCCCTGCAAAGCGCGGGAGAGCGTGAAGCCGCCGAAATATTCAGGCGAGGATCCGCTGAACCTGAACCCGGAGCGGGAGAAGGGGAAAGCGATGTTCTACAGGGTGTAGTGAACAGTTAGTAGTTAGCAGTGAGTAGTGAGTAGTGAAGGAGGACGGGACGATGCAGGGGAGGTTTAACTCAAATCGGAATCGGGAATGGGAGGTGCCGGTGGGGAACATCTCCGGCGCGATGACCTCATCCGGCGCTGGCGCGATGACCTCATCCGGCGCTGGCGCGATGACCTCATCCGGCGCTGGCGCGCCTCCTTCCCCTACAGGGGAAGGCTTTGGTGCGGGAGCGCCTGATGTGCAGCCGGTGCGGCAGCCAATCGGGAAGAAAGAGATCGAGAAGGCGCGGGAGAAACTGCACAGGTATCAGGCGGCGAAGGCGACGCTGGACCGGAGGATCGCGGACGATGAGGAGTGGTGGAGGCTCCGGCATTGGACGGACATCCGGCTGAAATTCAAGGACCAGAAGCGGGAACCGCTGAGGCCGAAGAGCGCGTGGCTTCTGCACAGCATCATGAACAAGCACGCGGACGCGATGGACAACTATCCGGCTGCGACGGTGCTGCCCAGGGCGGAGGATGACCTGGAGGACGCGCGTCGGCTGACACAGGTGCTGCCGGTGATCCTGGAGGAAAACGGCTTTGAACAGGTGTACTCGGATTCCTGGTGGACGAAATTGAAAACCGGCACGCGGGTGCTGGGCGTCTACTGGGACGGGACGAAAGAAAACGGCGTGGGCGACGTCTCCATCACGGAGGTGGAGGTGCTGAACCTGTTCTGGGAGCCGGGCATCAAGAACATCCAGCAGAGCGACGCGGTGTTCTGCGTGCAGCGGGAGACGCTGGAGCGGCTGAAAAACCGCTGGGGCGACCGGGTGCGGGACATCACGGGCGGCGAGAGCGAGAGGCCCATCGAGTACAACCATGAGGATCCACACGACCGCGGCGACGAGGTGACGGTGGTCGACTGGTACTACAAAAAGCGCAACGCGGCGGGCAAGACCGTGCTGCACATGGTCAAATGGGTGGGCGACACCATCCTGTTTGCCAGCGAGAACACGGACGAGACGGCGGGCGGCGGCAACTACCAGGACACAGGCTGGTATGAAGATGGCCAGTATCCGTTCGTCTTCGATACGCTGTACCCGGTGGCGGACAGCATCTGCGGCTTCGGCGAGATCGACATCATGCGCGACCCGCAGACCTACATCGACAAGATGGACGAGATCATCCTCCGCAACGCGCTGCAGAACAGCCACAAACGCTACTTCCACCAGAACGGCGGCGGCCTGAACGAGGACGAGTTTGCGGACTGGGAAGCGGACATCGTCCATGTGGAGGGCAGCATCGACGAGAGCGCGCTGCGGGAGATCGGCGTGGGCGGGCTGGACACCAGCGTCTACACCATGCGGCAGAACAAGATCGACGAGCTGAAAGAAACCAGCGGCAACCGGGACTTCAGCCAGGGCGCGTCGAGCGGCGGTATCACAGCGGCCAGCGCCATCGCTGCGCTGCAGGAGGCCGGGAGCAAACTGAGCCGGGACATGATCAAGGCGAGCTACCGGGCCTTTGAGCGGGTCTGCGGCATGGTGATCGAGCGCATCCGGCAGTTCTACAGCACGGCGCGGACCTTCCGCATCACGGGCGAGCAGGGCCAGACCGAGTTCGTGACCATGGACAACGCGAACCTCAGCGGCCAGCCGATGGACCTGGGATTTGGCATGGAGGGCCAGCGGCGGCCCATCTTCGACCTGAAGATCAAGAGCGAGAAGAACAGCCCGTTCTCAAGGATCAGCCAGAACGAGATCGCCAAGGAGCTGTACGGCCTGGGCGTCTTCAACCCGCAGATGGCCGACCAGGCGCTGCTGATGCTGGACATGATGGATTTTGAGGGCAAGGACAACCTGGTGAAGAAGATCAGCGAGCGCGGGACCATCTTCGACCAGATGCAGCAGCAGATCCAGGCGCTGCAGCAGCAGGTGCTGGCGCTGGGCCAGGGCCAGGTGATGCCAGCGGGGATGGACGCCGCTGCGGCGGGGAACCTCTCTGGCGCTGACGCGCCTGTCTCCACTTTCAGGGGAGATGAGAACGCGGGGACCGGGAAGCGCGGGACAGACCCGACACGGGACGCCTTCCAAAGCTACGCCAGCACAGGCGCGAACACGGCGGCGGAGCGCGCGCGGAACGTGAGCGGAGTGAGATCATAGTGTACAGGTCTGAGGATGGGGGGTGAATGAGTGGCTACGTTTTCGATGGAGCTGCCGCCACAGCTCCAGGGGAATGAAAACGATGTAGTGCAGCTGAGGCAGTACCTGGCGCGGCTTGTGGACAGGCTGCTGTACACCCTGAACCACCTGGACACGGAGAACCTGGTCGTGGGCGGGGTGGAGGTGCGGAACATCCGTGGCGGCGCGGCGGGGATCGCGGACGCGGCGCTGGCGAAGATCGGCACGGCGGAGATCGGACGGGCGACGGCGCAGCACCTGAACGCGCAGGTGGCGGAGATCGTGACCGGCGTGATCCAGACGGCGGTGATTGACTGGGCGCATGTGACCAATATGGAGGTCACGAAGGCGTATGTGGAACAGCTCCGGGCGAAGTACGCGGACGTGGCGAACCTGGAGGCGGCGATAGCGACCATCGCGGATGCGCGGATTGCGGAGGCGGAGATCGGCGAGGCCGAGATCGAGAACCTGAAAGCCTACGCGGCGAGCATCGTGAACGCGACCATCCAGACGGCGGAGATTGACTGGGCGCAGCTCAAAACCATGGTGGGCCAGGAGGCCATCGTGGCGCGGGTGCTGGGCGAAAAGATGTTTATCGACCGCCTGGGCGTGACCAGCGCGCAGATGGTGGACCTGACGGTGGGCACGCTGTGCGTGAAGGCCAGCGACGGTGAGTACTACGCGCTGGACGTGGACCTGGACACGGGCCAGGTGAGCGCGACGAAGGTAACGCCCACCAGCGGCGAGATCGCGGCGGGGATCACGGACAGCGGTCAGCACATCGTGGAGACGGACTTGACGGCCCAGGAGCTGCAGGCGAGCAACATCACGGCGGTGGAGGCGCTGATCAGCAAACTGACGGCGGCGCGCATCGACGTGGACACGCTGTTTGCGCGGGAGGCGACCATCGAGCGGCTGACCACGGGGCAGATTGCGGCGCGGCTGGGCGAGAGCCTGAACCTATCGAGCAACCAGAGCATCATCGCCAGCGTGAAGAAGAGCGAGGACTGGGCGACGCTGACGGGCCGGATGAGCGCGGCGGAGCAGAAGATCACGGACGAGAGCATTGTCTCCACGGTGCGCTCCAGCCAGGTCATCTCCGAGGCGGTGAACGCGGGCATGGCGGACGCGGCCCCGGCGGTGGTGAAGATTGATTCCTCGCGCGGGACGTGCTTCAAGGACAGTCAAATGCGGACCGAGCTGCGGGCTTCGGTCTACTGGAACGGCAGACGAATTGAGGATATCGCCACGCTGCATGAGATTTTCGGCGCGACCGCTTATCTTCAGTGGGAGTGGCGCAGAGCTGAGACAGATACGTGGAGCACCTTTCTTGCTTCGGATAGTCATATATCACAGGGCGGTTTCGTCTTTTCGGTCACTCCGGCGGATGTCGACGCAACCATTACTTTCCGCTGTTCACTGATCACTTAAATTAAGGGGGAGTTAGGGCATGGCAATCAAAGCGAGCGACCAAATCAGCATGGTCGACCTGACCGATGGTTATTCGGTAAACCTGACGATGGACAGCTTTACCTTTGCCGGAGATCAGGCAAAGGTAAAGAGCACGCAATCGTTTTCGACCACGATCTCAGGCTATTGCGGCACGAACGCCGTTGCCGCGACCGTGGACACAACGGCAATCAAGATGGGCAATGGCGGCGCCCTGATCAGCGGTCTGACGGTCACGTCGGACAACAACAGCATTTCCCCGACCCTGACCATTCAGGCGACCACGGCGGTCACGCTGGCGGCGCTGCAGGGCGGCGGAAGCAGTATTGATGTGCCTATCGTTATGGATAACGGGTCCATTACGCTGCATAAGAAGATCGCCCTGGCGGTGGCCCTGACCGGCGCAACCGGCGCGGGCGGTTATTCGGTAATCGTGGGCAATGAGGCCCAGGTGATCCCGGTCAGCATTGCGGGTGAAACCCTTGGCGCCGGATCTATCGTGATCCCGTTCACCGTGTTTGAGGGCACCACGCGCCGCGCCTGTACCGTGACCTATTCGGATCTGCCCTCCGGCATGTCTGTCGCGAGCGGTGATAATGTTGCCGGCACGGCGAGCGCTGAGGGCAGTCTGACCATTACGATAGCTGATGACAGCACGCTTGGCGGCACGGATTCCGGCACGATCACCCTGACGTTCAAGGTCGGCAGCACGACCATTGGCACGAAGGTCTTCACGTGGTCGAAGGCGTATACCGGCGCAACGGGCGCGACGGGTGATAATGCCGTCTGGTATGCCGGAACCGGGATCACCGGCACGAGCTCCACAGCAACGTCCTTCTCCGGGTCCGGGGTTGCGAACGCCAAGGTTGGCGATATGTACCTCAACACGTCCACGCAGAACGTCTATCGCTGCACCACAGGCGGCGCGGCGAGCGCGGCAAAGTGGGTGTACGTGGCAAACATCAAGGGCGCGGGCGGCACGTCTTCGACAAACGTCATCATTGGCACCGAGGCCGTCACGATTCCTTGCACAAAGGACGGCCTTGTGAGTGCCGCAATGAATATCACCGTGCCCTTTGCCGGGTATATCGGCGCGTCCAGGGCGGCGTGTACGCTGACAAACCCGACGCTCCCCAGCGGCATGAGCCGGACGAGCAATAATGCCGCCACGACTTCGGCGGACGGTTCGCTGGTGATCGCGGTCGCCGCGAATGGTACGCTGGGCGCTGCCGCGACGAAGAACGGCGTGATCGATCTGACCTTCACCTGCAACGGTCAGACCTTTGTCAAGAAGCTGAGCTGGTCGAAGGCGCTCACCGGCGCGACCGGCGCGGATGCTATCACGATGGTCATCACGTCCTCCAACGGCACGATCTTCAAAAACACGTCCATAGCGACCACCCTGACCGCGCATGTCTACAAGGGCGGCGTGGAGGTCACCGGGGACGCGCTGACGGCCCTGGGGACGATCAAGTGGTACAAGGACGGAGCGACCACGGCAGCGGGCACCGGCGCAACGCTGACGATCAGCGCGGGCGATGTGACGAACAAGGCGATCTATGAAGCGCGGTTAGAAAGCTGAGAGGGGTGATTGAATGGCGATCAAAGCGAGCGCCAGCATCACCCTGGCAGCGGTGGAGGCTGTGCGGAGCCTGACGAGATGGTATCTCCTCCAGGCGAGCACGGCGTCAGCGCCGTCAAAGCCGACCGCGAATCCGCCGGGTGGAAGCTGGGCGAGCACGGAGCCGGCATTCAATGCCAGCGAAACCAATACCCTGTATGTGGCCGAGTGTACCGTCTTCACGGACGGCTCCTTCTACTGGTCGGACGTTTCGGTGTCCTCGGCCTATGAAGCGGCCAAGACCGCCTATAACCGCGCGATTGCCGCCGGGCAGTCAGCGGATTCGGCCATGAGCGCCGCGGAGCAGGCGCAGCGAATGGCGACGGATGCGCAGCAGGAAATGACGGCCTTTCGGTCTGAGACCGAGACCGCGATCCAGCAAATGCAGCAGGCGATCTCGCTGCGGGTGACTTCGGCGGAATACACGGCGGCGCAGCAGCAGATCAACAACCGGGCAACGGAGCTGGAGCTAAGGACCGGGAGCGTGGAGACCAGCGTCAAGTCCCTGCAGGACGGCGTGGGCACACACTTCATCGTGGAGGAGGACAAGGTCCGCGTCACGCAGGACCAGAGCGGCGAGTGGGAGCAGCAGCTCTACGCGGACCGCATGCAGTTTGTGGGCCGAACCACGGGCAAGGTGGCGGCTTCCTTCGGCGTGAACGGCGGCTACGCGGACCGCCTGCGGAGTAACAAGGAGCTTTCCGTGGGAGAGACGGACACGGGCTGGTATGACATGACCAGCCTGGAGACCGGCGTGGCGGACAAATGGAGAGACGGCGAGGATACGGTGAAGCCGGCGATCATCACGCAGCAGCCGGGAGACTGCCTCCTGTCGTACGTGACCGGCAGTCATCCGATCACGGGCACCACGCAGTGGCCGGAGAGCGCGGGCTTCACGCTCCGGGCCGAGAACGCGGAGAGCTATCAGTGGCAATACCGCTACGGCCCGCATGACGAATGGCGGGATCTGAGCCAGACCGGCAGCCAGACGGACAGCCTCGCGCCGTTCCGGGTGACGCAGAACGTCATGAGTATGGAGTATCGCTGTGTCGTAACCGGCGCGGGCATAGAGACCGCGACGCGCTCGGTGAAAATGCGGTTCAAAGACGGCCCCGGCGCGTTGAAGGAGCCGGAGAGCAAGACCGGGCAAACCGCGGGCGCGAGCGTGACCCTGACGGTGGTGCCCATCGGCGCGGCCAGTCTCCAATGGCAGAGCAAGACCAGCGAGACCGGCTCCTGGGCGAATGTCAGCGGTGGCACGGGCGCAAGCCTGAACGTCACCGTGCCCAGCGGAGCCGCCTACTATCGCTGCGTGATGACGGACGCGGACGGGCGCGTGGCGGTGACCCGCGAGTGCATAGTGGAGGGATAACGCATGGCAACCACAACGATCAACGCCAGCCCGTCGCAGCAGTATATCCTGTACAGCGAGTCCGCGGACCGTTATTTTGTCTCAACGGTGAGTTGGACGAAACCGGACGCGGGCTACACCATGCAGAGCCTGCAGCTGGCGTTCACGACGGATTACAACGGCGGATACAGGGTGATGACCAACCACCAGGTCGGCGACGGCTGGGTCATCGTCGGGACGTATGAAACCTATGAGAACGCGGGGGACAAGCTCATTACGCTGCCCAACAGCTACTGGCAGAATCTCAGCAGCGACACCCTGTACCTGCGATTCCGGCGCCCAACGGACAGCAGGCAGACCTACAACAATATCCGCCTGATCATGACCTACACGGCGAACGCCAGCGCCAGCACGGCGGCGGCGGTGGACGCCATTGCGGGAAACCCGCAGACGGTGAACATTAGCAACACGGACAGCACGGTGACGCACGTGGTAACCTGGCAGTACGGGAGCCTCAGCGGCAGCACGTTCACGAGCTTGGTGACCAGCGGCGCGCAGACGTACGGCGCGGCGACGCGGTCCCCGGCCTGGGCGGTGCCGGCGGCGAGCCTGGCGACCCTGTACGCGGCGAACGGAAGCCGGACCACCATCCCCGGCAGGATCACGGTGGAGACCTTCCTGGAGGGGAACAGCCTCGGCAGCACGACGGTGGAGGCCCTGCTGACGATCCCCAACGACAACACCACCAAGCCGACCCTGGCGGTAAGCATGAGCGCGGAGCAGGACGCGGTGGGCGAGCAGGCCGAGGACCTTGCGGATTATATCCAGAATCACACCACCCTGATCCTGACCCCCACGGCGGCGGGACAGGCGGGCGCGAGCGTGGCGAGCATCCGCATCGAGACCCCGGATGGCGTGATTGCCGCGACGAGTGGAACCGCGACCCGCATTCTGATCCGCACGGCAGGCAGTTATCCCGTGACCGTGATTGCCACCGACAGCCGCGGCTACACCAATGTCTGGGCGACTACCCTCACGGTGGCGGAATGCGCGGCCCCGGTCATCACGGGTATCATGGCGGAGCGCTGCGCCCAGGACGGCACACGGACGGACGAGGGGGCGTATGTGGCGATCTCCGCGACGGCCCGGATCACGAGCCTTGCGGAGGCGTCCTCCTGGACCTACAGCATCAAAAAAAGCGGGACCAGCGCGGTCATTGCCAGCGGTAGCCTGACAAACGGCGCGGGCATTATCGGCGGGAGCCTGGACCCGGAGGCCAGCTACACGGTGACCGTGACGGTGGAGGATACGCTGGGCCAGACCGCCAACGCGAGCACCGACATTGGCAGCGCGATCTACACCATCCACCGCATGGCCGGCGGCAAAGGGATCGCGTTTGGCAAGGTCAGCGATAAATTCGGTGTCGAGGTCAATGAGGACTGGCCGCTGTACGCGCACGGCATGGAAATCATGCAGCTCGTGGTGGACGCGGCGCATCCCGTGGGCAGCGTGATTCAGACCGCGGACGCAGACTGGAATCCGAACGAGGCATGGCCCTGGACAAGCTGGGTGCTCCTGAAAGACGTGTTCCTGAGAGCGAGCGGCAGTCAGCAAGCCCTGGCGACCGGCGGCGCGGCGAGCGCGTCCATCGCGCAGCAGACGCTGAACATTCCGGCGCAGAACGTAACCCTGACCCCGGCCAACCTGCCAATCTACACGCTGTATGCACGGAAGTCAAACGGCTCATCGGTCAACTACAACGGATACGAAACGGACCCGGTCAGCAGCATGATCTACCGCGCGCACACGCCTGGATCAAACAGCGGGACCGCCAGCGACTGGCGCTACCTGATCTCAAACCAGAACGCCGCAGCAGTCAGCATCCCGGCCCAGAGCGCGACCATTCCCGCGCAGAGTGTGACAACCCTCCCGCCCTATCTGGTGGTCAACACCTGGCTCCGCGTCGCCAATCCGAACGATACCGCGGCCAATAACGTCCTCAGCGGCATCCTGGGCGGCGTGAGCATGACCGGCAGCGGCAGCGGCGAGGGCGGCTACAGCGGATTGATGGCGGTGTTTGCACGGAATATCGGGGAGATGGAGGGCGAGTTTGAACGCAATGACGAGGAACACACCGCGATTCAGGGGCAGTTTGAAAACTGCGTGAAGTATGGGGATCTGACCGAGGAATACAGCGCGTCGGTCATCGGCGGACGCATGAACGGCCCGAACCTGATCACGACGCAGGTTTTCTGGACAACGAATCAATATAACCAAATCGTGGTCCTGGGCGATGCGGCGAGGCATACTTGGAGCGGTCACCCCTGGGTCAAGAGCATTGCGCGGGACAAGGAATACACCTACGATACCGAGCCGAGCGATAAAGGGGATTCCTACTGGGTCACCACGAACGATCAAGGCGTGACAACCTATCACGTCTACAAGGACGAGGACGAGGTCCGCACAAGCCGGGTTGATCTGGGCGCGTCTCCCGTGGTGGAGCCGAGCGGAGAAAGCTATCGGTATGCGCTGCAGTTCGCGGTCACCGCCGCAGCGTCAAGCGCGCACAACAGCGAGGATCTGATCTTCTACACCGGAACCGATGGCGGCACGGCAACCCGAGAGGTGGATGACGGAAACGGTGGCACGACCACCGAAACCTACACCTATCCGGCCTATGGCATCCTGGACTTGGTGGACGGCGAGACCTACACCGCGAGCTGTTGGGTGCGGATCACGAGCGGCACGCAGGCGCGGCTTGTGTTCAAGTATGGGCATTCATACTACGGCTATGTCAGCGGCTACGAGGGCGAGAACCAGAACAGCATGGAGATCACGTCTGCGGAGTACGGAACCTGGAAGCGGCTGGAATGGACGTTTGTTTATCACTCAACCGACCATGCCGGCAACGCGGGCGGATGGAAAAAGCGCGTGTCCTTCGGCGTCTGCCGGAAATACACGGGCACCGTGCAGATGTGCGGATGGCGTGTCGTTCACGGTCTGAACAGTTGGCTGGAGGAACAGAACCGGCAGATCCAGGCGGGCATCAGCGCGCTGGAGGCGCGGGTGCAGGCGCTGGAAGGATAAGGAGGGAAGAACCATGGACGCAGGCTGGATTGTGGTGATGGTGCTGGCGAGCATGTTCCTGGTGGTGACTCGGGCGCTGTGCAAGGCAGCGAGAAACCGCGAGGAGATGGAGGAGCTGTGGCGACACCCGCCCGACCGGACGGACGAGGAGGCCCAGGACGAGGACTGAGAAGAAACGCCAAAGGGGGGTATACACGCCTCCCTTTTGCTATGCAAAAATGAAGACAGATGCAGGAGCATCGGACCTGCTGAGAGCGCAGAGAAAGGAGCATACATGATGATCGAGGACATCATCAACGTCTTCCGGGCACCCGACGGCGCGGGCGGGGGCGGAGACGCGGGCGGGAACGCAGGCCAGGCCGCCGCTGGCCAGACGGGCGAGGCGAGCGCACAGGCGCAGCCGAACGAGGGACAGGCCGCCGCTGATCCAAAGGCACGCGCGCAGGCATACCGGGACTTTACGCGAGGGGAGTACAAAGACCTCTACGACGCGGACGTGCAGCGGATCGTGCAGGCGAGGCTCAGAAGCGCCAAGGGCGCGGAGGAGAGCCTGGGGAAAATTCAGGGATCGCTGGATCTCCTGAAAAAAACCTACGGCACGGATGACCTGGACAAGCTGAACCAGGCCATCATGGACGATTCGCGGTACTACGAGGATGAGGCCATGAAGCGGGGCATGGACGTGGAAACGTACAAGGCCCTGCGGCAGAAGGACAACCTGATCGAGCAGTACAAGCGGCAGCAGGAGGCGGAGGCCGAGCGCCTGCGCCAGAGCCAGCAGGTGCTGCAGTGGCGGCAGGAGGAAGCGCGGCTGAAGCAGACCTTCCCCGACTTCGACCTGGAGACGGAGATGGACGCGAGCAACGGCGAGCTCTTCCAGATGCTGAGCCGCGGCGTGAGCCTGGAGCATGCCTATCTCGCCCTGCACATGGACGACATCGTCGGCAATTCGATGCAGGCGGCCATGCAGCGAGGGCAGCAGAAAACCCTGGAGGCCGTGAGAGCCAACGGGCTGCGACCGGCAGAGAACGGCAACGGCAACGGCCCGGCGGCGCGCGCCGAGATCGACCTGAGCAAGCTGACCCCGGAGAAAATGCGGGACATCGAGCGCAGGCTGATGCGCGGCGAGGAGATCACGGCGGACAACTTCCAAACATGATTTCCGAAAGGAGTGGAAACAATGCCCGATAATACCCGTACTGAAGTCAATGGCGTATGGAACCCGAGTACCAAACAGTACGCCCAGAACGACGGCTCGACCGTCAACCCTATTGCGGCGGATTTTCCGGCGCAGTACTACTCGAAGACCCTGCTGGAGAACAGCGAGCCGAAGCTGGTCTACGCCAAGTATGGCGATGAGCACCCGCTGCCCCAGGGCAACGGCAAGCGCATCCAGTGGCGCAAGTTCTCCAAGCTGGCCAAGGCCCTGACGCCCCTGACCGAGGGCGTGACGCCCGATGGCAACAACCTGAGCATGTCCACGGTGGACGGCGAGATCAACCAGTATGGCGACTGGATCCGCCTGAGCGACCTGGTGAAGCTGACCGCGCTGGACAACCTGGTGGTGCAGGCAACCAAGCAGCTCGGCTCCCAGGCCGGCCGCACCCGCGACACCATCGTCCGCGAGGTGCTGATGGGCGGCACGTCTGTCCGCTATGCCCCGAAGGTGGTAAGCGGCGCGGAGACCGCCGTGACCCTGCGCACGGGCCTGGATGATACCGCCCTGATGACCCCGGACCTGCTGATCAAGGCCGCGACGGACCTGGACGCCATGGACAACGACGGCATCGACGGCGGTGAGGACTACGTCGCCATCATGCACCCGTTCGTGGCCTATGACCTGATGCGCCACAAGGAGTGGAAGGACTGGCAGATCCACCAGAACGGTGACCGCCTGTACGCCCATGAGGTGGGCCGCATCGGCAAAGTGCACGTCGTGACCACCAGCGAGGCGAAGATCTGGACCGGCACGGGCTGCCCCAACGGCCTGGCGGTGTTCGGCACCATCGTCCTGGCGGCGCACGCCTACGGCGTGACCGAGCTGCAGGGCGCGGGCCTGGAGCACATCCTGAAGCCCCTGGGCTACGGCGAGGACCCGCTGAACCAGCGCGCCTCCGTCGGCTGGAAGTGCACCCTGGGCGCTGCGCGCCTGAACGAGGACGCCATGGTCCGCATCGAAAGCTGCTCCAGCTACAGCGCCACGGCGCAGGCGAACTGAGAAGCATAAGGCATAGGGCATAGGGCATGGTGTCACGCCGTGCCCTGTGCCCTGACCTGATGAAAGGAGAAACCATATGGCAACGAAAAATACGGCGGAAGCCACCGAGAACGAGGCCCTGGAGAACGGCACTGTGACGGACCCCGGCGAGGAGCTGGTGACCGTGCAGCTCTTCAAGGACAACGGAAAGTACAAGGAAGACTTGTACGTGGCCGTGAACGGCGAGCGCATCCTGATCCAGCGCGGCGTGCCGGTGCAGATCAAGAGGAAGTTTGCGGAGGTCATCGAGCACAGCCAGATGCAGGACCAGCAGACGGACGCGCTGATGCAGCGCATGGCCGATGACTATGTGCGGCGCACAGAGGAGAAGACGCGGGTCTGACCTCATCCGGCGCTGCGCACAGACCTCATCCGACGCTGCGCGCCACCTTCCCATAAAGGGGAAGGCTTAGAGAGAGAAAAGGCTTTGAGCCGCTGCTGAGAGGCGGCGGCTTTATTCGAGGGGGAGACAGGCATGACCATCAACGAGGCGCTGACGCGCGTACAGCGGGACCGGCCCGGCGAGGCGACGGAGGCGGAGCTGCGAAAGTGGCTGAACGACCTGGAGACGCGCTGGCAAATGGAGCAGATCGACACCCATTGGCCGACGCCAGCGGAGATCGAGGCGGCGCAGGCTGCGGCGGAGGCGGCGGAGAACGGCGAGGCTGAGGAGACCAACCCGGACGACGCGGCGCTGCTGATCGGCTCGCCGGACGATGAGGTGTACATCTATTGGCTGTACAGCAAAATCGACATGCGGCTGGGGGAGATTGCGCGGTACAACAACGACGCGGCGATGTTCAACACGGCCTGGGACGCGGCGGCAAAGCGCTACAACCGGACGCACAGATACAAGGGCCGCCAGCTCCATCATGTGGTCTATGGGAGCCTCCCCGTGCCGAGGGGCCAGGCGGATGACCCGCTGAACCAGCGCGGAGACTGGTTCGGGTGGAGGTGAGCGCATGAGACTGCCTTACCTGAGCGAGCTGGGGCGGCAGCAGCAGTCCTCCCTGAGCATGCGCGGGCTGAACCTGACCGGCACGGTGGGGAACGGCGAGTGGAGCTGGACGCAGAACACGGATACCCGGCTCGCGCCCATGACCCGGCGGCGGGAGAAGCGGATCCGCGTGGGACAGCTGGGAACGCCCAACGGCCTGTGCGCCCTGAATGCGCTGTGCTTTGTGGACGGATCGAGCCTGTACTACAACGGCTATCGCTACTCCGACGCCCTGGAGGACAGCCGGAAGACCATGGTCCCGATGGGCAGCGACATCGTGATCTTCCCCGACCGGAAGATATTCTCCACGGTGACGCTGCAGATGCGGGACATGGACGCGCGAAACGAGACCACGGGCACGGTGACGGTGACCCTGGCGAGGCCGGACGGAACCGCCTATACCGGCTACACGGCCAGCGCCACCGCGCCGGAAAACCCGGAGCACGGCGACCTGTGGCTGGACCTGAACGAAAGCCCGGCGGTGATGAAGAGCTGGTCCAATTATACCGGCATGTGGGTGGACGAGTACACGACCTGCGTGGCGGTGCAGGCCACGGGGATCGGCGCGGGACTGAAAGCGGACGATGCGGTGGAGGTCTCGGGCCTGGAGCAGGCCGACCTGAACGGGACCTGGCAGCTCCTGATGGCGGAGGACAACCGGATCGTCTTTAATGGCATGGTAACGGCGCAGCAGACGCAGACAGCGGCGGTGACCGTGAAGCGCGAGGCCCCGGAGATGGACTTTGTGATCGAGCACAACAACAGGCTTTGGGGGTGCAGCAGCGAGAGCCACGAAATCTACGCCTGCGCCCTGGGTGACGCCACCAACTGGCGGCGTTACCTGGGGATCTCCACGGACAGCTACGCGGTGACAGTGGGCACCCCCGGCCCATTTACCGGCGCGGCGGTGGTCAACTCCTGCGTTTGCTTCTTCAAGGAAAACTGCATCCATAAGATTTACGGGACCATGCCCGCAAACTTCCAGATGACGGTGGACCATTACCGGGGCGTGGAAAATGGCAGCGGGCAGAGCCTGGTGCGGGTGAACGAGCGGGTCTTCTATAAGAGCGTCTTCGACGTCTGCTGCTACGACGGCACGGAGGTGCAGGGCGTCTCCCAGGCGCTGGGGCTGGGACCCTGGCGCAACGCGGTGAGCGGCGCAAACGACCGGCGGCTGTACATCTCTATGCAGGACGGCGAGGACGAGTGGCATCTGCTGACCTACGACGTGGAGACCGGCTACTGGATGCGGGAGGACGGCACTCATGCGCTGTTTTTCGCCAGCCACCTGACGGAGACCTTCATGCTGACGGATGACGGCGGGCTGTGGGCGCTGCGGAGCGGGGAATATGCCCGGAGCGCGCACATGATCGGCCCGGACTTCGTGGTGGAGGCCACGGAAGAAACAGACGCGGAGGTCCCCTGGATGCTGCGGACCGGGTGGATCGGGATCACGCTGCCCAACAACAAGCACATCGGGAAGATCCAGCTCATGGTGGAGCTGGAGCAGGGCGCGGTACTGACGGTGCGGGTGCGGAAGGACAACGAGGACTGGGGCAACGGCATCACCTACGCGGGAAACGACGGGAGGCGCTATACTCTCCCGATCTGGCCAAGGCGCTGCGACCGCCTGATGATCGAACTCAGCGGCACAGGCGGCATGAAAATCATCAACATGAGCTGGCTGATCGAGTACGGCAGCGAGTACGGGAGGGAGTAAAATGGCGGACACTAAGAAAAAGAACTACACGGTGGGCATGATGCAGAATCCGGGCGGACAGGTGGCGCAGACCATGAACGGGCTGCCGGTGAACACAAGCCTGCCCAGCACGGGTAAACCGATCACGGCGGCGAAACCGACGTACAGCGCGAACACACCCACCAAGGTGACGCCCCTGGACAACCTGACCGCGGGCAGCTCAGTCTATTCCGGGCCGCAGGGCAAGGCAACCTACGCGGGCAGCATCGTTCCTGGGCTGGGAGTGGCGGGCAACACGGATACATCCAAGGGACACGTCGGCATGATCGTTCCGCAGCAGGAAGAGAAGAAGAGAAGCGGCGGCGGGCGTGGAGGCTCCGTGCAGCCCAGCGTGCCGGTACAGCTGGCGAACCAGATTGCGGACGCCTATGCGCGGACACAGGGCGCGGGACCGGATCCCTACGACAACAAGTACCAGGCGGAGATCGAGGCCATGCGGGGCCAACGGTACGGGGACTATGAGAGCCAGTACCTGCCCAAGATCGACGGCCTGGTAGACCGGCTCCTGAACCGGGACAGCTTCCGCTACAACTGGTCGGATGACCCGCTCTACCGGCAGTACGCGGCGCGCTACCAGCAGGCGGCGCGGCAGGGCATGCAGGACACGATGGGCCAGGCCGCGGCGATGACCGGCGGCTACGGCAGCAGCTACGCAACGGCGGCGGCGAACCAGGCGTACGCCAACCAGATGGCGGGCCTGAACGACCGGGCGATGGATCTCTACCAGCTGGCGGCGGAGAACTACGACCGGGACACCAACAACCTGCGGAGCAACCTGCAGCAGCTGGAACAGCGGGAGGCCGCAAACCGCAGCTATTATGACACGGATCGCGACGTCTTCTACAACCGGCAGGACGCAGACCTGAACAACCTGTACAACCAGCAGGCGATGGACTACCAGCTGTGGCAGGACGCCCTGGCAAGGGATCAGTACGAGAAGGACCTGGCCTGGCAGCAGTACCAGTATTGGAACAACCTGGCCCACAACAAATACCGTTATTACTGAGTGAGTAGTGAGTAGTGAGAGCGTGGAGGGCTGAACGATGGCGCTGAATGCGAAAATCAAAAAAGAAATTCCGAACAGTGTGCTGGACCTGCTGCGGGAGACACGGCAGACAGCGCCACAGAACCAGCAGAGCGGCGGCGGGACGATCCCGTCGCCGCAGACGCGCACTTGGAACAATTTCGGGACGGGGGAAGACCCGCTGATTCGGAAGGTGGCCCAGTACAACCAGCAGGCGCAGACCGGGCGCTCTCCGCTGGCAAGCCCCGCGCAGCAGGCGCAGCGGGCGCAGGCGATGGGCATCAGCGTGACGCCCGCCCAGGCGCAGCGGAACCTGCGGGACACCTTCGGGACCGGACAGCAGCCCGCCCGGTGGGAGAACCTGACCAACGAGCAGCGGGCCGCCTACAACACCATCGACCCGGAGCACAGGCTCTACAACGTGCGGAGCAGCACGAACTTTTCGCCTGCGAACCAGGATCTGCAGCTGCTGACGGACAGCCAGGGCAAGCCGGCGATCCGGCGCGGCGTCCTCAGCGGAGGCCGGGAAGCCCAGCGGCAGATGGACGCCAGGGACCAGCGGCTGCTGGAGAAGCTGCGTAGCGGCGCGTATGAAACGGCGACGCCGGAACAGCAGCAGGAGATGGCGGGCGCCAACCAGCGGGCGTTTGCGAGGACACCGGAGTATCGGAGCGCCATGATGCAGCTGGCGGCGGCGGGCGGCGCGAACATGACCCCGGAGCAGCAGCGGGAATTCATGAGCCAGCGGCTCCAGCCGAAGGCCGAACGCTGGGCGCAGGGCCTGGTGGGCCAGAGACCGATGAGCGAGGAAGAGTACGAGCAGGCCCAGAGCAGCCTGAGCAACCGCACCAAGGAAACCCTGGAGCACACCGGCGGCCTGGAAGGCGAGGCCAAGCGGACCGTCCAGGACTACATGAAAGAGCTGGAAGACTACGACCCGCTGCGCGACGCGAAGAAAGCGGCGACCAGCATCTGGTACAAGGCGAAGGCCGCGGGCTATGAAACGAACGGCCTGACCCTGGACGAGATCAACGCGATGGACGACCCGAACGCCATCCTGAACGCGGTCCTGAATCGCATTGAAGCCCCGTGGGGTGACACCGCAGACCAGAATGGATATGGCAGGGGGCAGTTTAGTGGAAACAAAACTGTTGCCCAGATGGCATTCGCAGACGTTGACCCGAACACTCCAGGCCAGCAGATGAGAGCAGACGCCGCGTGGGTGGATATTTTCAATGAGGACTATACCGGCGGCGCGAATAAAGAATATTATGCGCTGGTGGACGCCGTGAAGGGAAAACAATCCGGCGTAGAGGACTTCACGAAGCGCGTGAGCAACAGGATCAGGCAGCGCTATACAAGCGGCGAGGTCCAGGGCTATATCCGGGAAATTGAAGACCTGATGAACAACGGGCAGGGTTTCACGGCGAGCCAGTATTACGGCAGCATCATGAAGGGCCTGACGGAAGAACGGAACATCCTGGAGGCCGCGCTGAGAGAAAACCCGAACGATGGCAACACCCAGGACGCGCTGAAGAAGCTGAACCAGGAGATCAAAACCTGGGAGACCGCGGGCGTGGCCTTTAACGATGATTTCCAGGAAAACAGCGGATATAAGACAAAGTACAATATTGACAAGGAACTCTTCGAACTGAACAAGATCATCAACAGCGACTACACGGAAACCTGGTGGAACACCAACAAACTGAACGACCACCGCTGGGACCTGTACATGTCCCCGGTGCAGAGGGCCACCTGGAACTACCTGTACAATAAAGACCCGAGACAGGCAAAAGAATACTTCGACGGAATCAAGAACGACATCCTGCGCACCAGGGCGGGCGAATGGCAACGAGACATCGCGGAGAAGGCCAGCCAAAACGTAGGCACGGAGATTGCCGCTGGTCTGTTTAATATTACTTCTTTGCCGTTCCGGTCCACATCCGGCGTGGTGGGCCAGATCCTGGGGCAGAACCCGAACGACGATACCTTCGCCATCAGCAACGCGGCGCAGATCGCGGAGCAGACCGTGAAGAACGACATCAGGGAGGCCACCAAGGACAATCCGGTCATGCAGGGCATTGCGACCACCGCCTTTGACGTGCTGATCCAGGCCGGCAATTCTTACGTCGGCACAGCCTTCGGCGGATTGTTCTCCAATATCGCGGGCCTTGCGGCGGGAAGCGCAGGATCCCATGCAATGAGCCTGATCTTCCAGCCGGCGGACGCGATGCAGCTGTCCTATCAGAAGTACACCAGGGAAGGACAGTACGGGAACGACGCACAGCTGCTGGCGACCGTGGTGGGCGGTCTGGAATTCGGAACGGAAATGCTGGGCATGGAGTGGGCGCTGAAAGGAGTTCACTCGTCCAAGCATCCGCTCATGTGCGCGATGGTGCGCTCCAGCATTGCGGAAGCGCTGGAGGAAGCGCCGGGCAATGCGACAATGCTCCTGCTGGAGAACACCCTGCTGGGCAACGAGAGCGAGATCAACCGTGATATCGACCAGCGCGTGTATGAAATGCGCGGACAGATCAACGAGAAGACGGGCAAGCCATACACCGATGAAGAGGCGCGTGCGCTGGCGACCAGCCAGGTCTACGGCGAGTGGGCGCTGAACACCCTGTACGAGATGGGCGTGGCGGGCCTGAGCGCCGGCCCGCATGCTGCATTGCAGACGAGCATCGACAGGGCGGGATTCAACCACATGGTAAACGATCATGTGAAGAAGGGAGACATCACTGCAGAGCAGGCCGAGACGATGAAGGAGGCACACCGCAACGCGGTGGCTGCTGTCAACGGAAACGACGAGAGCATGCTCGATCAGGACCTGCAGGCCAGGGCGCAGGAAGCGCAGACGGAGATGTTCCGCAATGCGTACAACCGCGAAGCGGCGAACAATCCGCAGGCGCAGCAGATCGCGGAGAACATTGCGGACGTTTCTGCGCGGACGTTTGCGCGGCTGGGAATGATGGAAGACACGACGGAGGCGGAGACCGAGGACCCGGCCATGCGGCAGCAGATGGCGGAGCGCGAAGAGCACGCGCCGGCGGAAGCGGCGGAGACCGTGGACAACACCATCAAGAACAACGCACAGGCCAAGGCGGAAGCGGCGCAGGCGGAGCAGAAAGCGCAGGCGACACAGGATGAACAGGAAGCCCAGGCTGCGCGGGACGCGGCGACGCAGGCATACAACCGCGCGCAAGCGATGGCGAACGAGATCCAGAGCACCCAGCAGAAGATCCGCGAGCTGGAGGACATGAACGAGTATGCGCGGGTCAACGGCGAGGACAGCAGCCTGCAGGTTACAACGGGCCAGAAGGTGGACCTGAACGCCTGGGTGATGGGAACCAGCGGACGCACCCAGCGGATCAATGCCCTGAACCGGCATCTGACCGACCTGAACACCCAGTACGCGGAAGCGCAGCAGCAGGTCCAGGAGACTGAAGCGGCGGCGCAGGAAGCCGAGGCGAAGGCGCGGCAGCCGGTGCAGATGCAGGAACCGGTGCAGACCCAGCGGGTGGAGGATATCCGGGAGACCGGCGAGGCGCCGGCGGAACAGGGCGGCGTGCGCGGATTCGGTCAGGGCGGTCTGATGAGCCGTTTCAAGGACCGCGCGGAGGCGATGGAGTATTTCGACCAGCGGATCCAGCAGGCGGACGAGACCGTCAACACGGCGCGGAACAACCTGAAAGAGCGCATGAAGGACGCCAGTGAGTACAAGCGGCGCCATAAGGGCAGCGAGGCCGACCCCGGCGCGGACGTCTACGACACGGCGGTGCAGCTGGCCCAGCAGGAGCTGGACCGGGCGACGCAGAACGCGCAGGACCTGCGGCAGATGCGCAGCCAGGCCATCAACGCGCCGGCGGAATCCTACAACCAGAACGCGGGCGAAAGGACGGAAGCGCCCACCATCCAGGCGGAAACGGCACCCACCACCCAGGCGGAAGCGGCACCCACCACCCAGGCGGAAACGGCGCCTGCCACCACCCAGGCGGAAGCGGCACCCACCACCCAGGCGGAAACGGCGCCTGCCACCACCCAGGCGGAAGAGACGCCCACCACCGAAGCCCCGGCGGCGAAGGCCCCGGAGACCCAGCCCACGACCAGGCGGCGCAAAAAGCCGAACATTACGCAGGCGGAGTACCAGAAGCTGCTGGAGGCTGACGCGGGGATCCGCATCCTGACACCGGAAGAATACAACGATCTGAACGAGCGGGCGAAGGAACTGGACTATTACTTCGCCAAGACGCCCTTCAACGCGGCGGTGCAGGTGGAGGGAAAGAACGTCCTGCTGGACGGATTTGAGAGCAGCGGCAAGGAAGCCACCGTGCGCATCAAGACGAAGAACGAGGACGGGACCTACACCCAGAAGACGGTCCCGCTGAAGGACGTGGACTTTGGCGACAACCTGGGCATCGAGGATGCGTACAAGTGGGCGGCAGCCTACACCGACACAGACACGGCGCGGAACTTCCTGGCGGGCTTTGAGAAGAGCGCAGCCGACATCTACAACTATACAGACGGATTTGCCGGCATCTACGCCCAGGCCCTGAGCGGCATGCCCATGACCGAAAAGCAGCAGACCAGCGCTGCCATGATCGAGGCCCCGATCCGGGAAATGATCGAGAAGGCGGCGCAGCGGGCGCGCGGGCAGATGGAGGAAGAGCTGGGAATCACCGGCGAGACCGCCACCGACATTACGGAGATGGAGAACCAGATCGCGGAGGCCGGCAGCGAGCAGGCCAAAGCGAAGGACTACACCGGCGTGGTGCGGGACTTCAAGACGAAGATGAACGCACGCCAGCGCGCGAACATGAACGGCCTGCACTGGATTTCCAAGAATGCGGGCATGAAGATCACGCTGACGGACCACATCAAGAGCTACGTCAACAAAAAGAACAGCATCGACGAGAATGCCGGCCTGAACGGCTTTTTCCGCACGGGTACAAACGAGGCCATCATCGACGTGCATTCCCTGGATGACGCGGCGGTGCTGACCGCCTTCCACGAGGCGTGGCACTTCTGCAAGCAGGAGGCGGCGCACAGCGCGGACCTGGCAACCAAGGTGAAGGCCATCGAGACCATCCTGGAGAACCACCTGAAGAGCCTGCCGGGCTACGACATGGAGCAGCGGATCAAGGACGTCATCGACCTGTACAAGCAGGCCGGGCAGAACCTGAGCCGGGACGGCGCGCTGGAGGAGATCTACGCGGACGCCCTGCGCGGCATCGCGGACCGCGGCCTGGTGACGCAATTCCAGCAGGCCACCGGCGCGGAGACCGTGCTGGAGAAGATCCGCAACGTCCTGAACAAGTGGAAGAACTACCTGCACCGCGCGGTCCGCAGCCTGGGCGAAAGCAGCCCCGAAGTCCGCGCCATCCTCAACGCCAAGGAAGAAGACCTTGCCAAACTGAGCCGCGCGCTGCGCATCACCCAGCACGAGGCCGGGCAGACGTATGCGGAGAGGATGAAGGGAGCGGAAGCACAGGAGGAGAGCGGGGAGAGGTTTAGCATTGAAGTAAAAAAAGAATCTACTCCTTTAAGGAAAGCATTGATCAATAGCCAAGACAAAATCATGCAAATGGATGCTGTATACGATGTCGATACAAATATTGATTTTACTGAATTCTATAATAACGGCGCACAATCATTTGAAGCGGCAGTAAGATCGTGGGCAAAAAAGGTAGGATTGGGATACAATAAAAACGTATTCAGGATTGGCATCGGAGAAGTTGAATTCTCAAACGCTGCAATTTCAAGGGCATACAGTTATATTGACATGGATGACATGCCGAGAATCGCGGCACTGCTTGCTGTTCCTGAAGTGATAAGGAAAGGCTACCTGGTCGATTATGAAAACAAACATAAAGGAAGACCAGTAGAATCTTTCGTGATAGGCGCTAAAGTGAATATTGACGGGAAGCCGTCATTGATGGGTGTTGCGATTCATAAAGATAAATATGGGACAAGGTACAAGACGCATAAAGTGCTACTGCCTGGTGGTGTCGAGATTACTCTGAGTAATATAAAAGAAACAACGGAGGGAAACTATGGAGAGCATTTCTCCGAAGACGGAGCGCAAACTCCACCCGCAACCGCTGTTTCTATAAATAATATACAGCAAACTGAACAAAAAGTCAAGGATGAGGATATACGGTTCAGCCTGTCCGCGCCGGTAGAGCAGGTTGGGGATTTGGTTGCGGTGCATAATGTGGATAGCGAAGGCCTGCAGGCTGCGCTTGATCTGGGAGGATTCCCGTCTCCAAGTCTTGCGGTAGTAAAAGCAAAGCAGGGCCATAATATGTATGGTGAT